GCTGAAGTTAAAGTAGCTTGGGATGGCGATTGGCCTGAGCATTGGAAAGAGATTAGGATACCAGAACGTAAGCAACGATTACTTGATAAGTATCAAGGCGAGAACGGTGTCCTAAACTTTTATGTCTTTCGTAAAGATCTGAAACAAGTTTGGCGTATTCGAGACTACTTACTAACTAAAGAGAGTCTTAAAGAAGCTAAAGGTAGATACATTAGAAAAGGTGAACTATTCTTTCACATTCCATTTACAGATGCGGAGTTAATAATATTATGATAAATTTTGATGATGCTATGGCTACACTAACTATAAACGAAGATAGCCCTACTACTTTAACTATGGGTAATGACTACGATCCAGTAAGTAAACCTCAACATTATGGTCAAGGTACAATAGAATGTATAAAATATATAGAAGACTTCTTGACAGATGAGGAGTTAATAGGGTACTATAGGGGTAATATTGCTAAGTATCTTCATAGATGGCGATATAAAAATGGTGTACAAGATTTGGAGAAAGCACAATGGTATTTAAGCGCACTGGTTCAGCTTCAAAATCGAAAGTAGCTAAACCTTTTAACAAAGGTTACAGAGATTTCTTAGATGGAAATCTAGACAATCCCTACAACAAGAACTCAAAAGAGTATAGGGATTGGGAGTTAGGTTTTAACAAAGCCTATTTTAAAAACAAGGAGCAGTGGGTTGGCAAAGACTTTACAGGAAGAGGCCAAAAAGTTTACTCAGCAAAAACGTAAACCTACAACTACCGAAGGCTTGACACCTAGAATATATCTAGCAGGTCAAGCTCTTAGTGGTTTTATTGCAAATGGTAGAAATACTTGGAGGATGCAAGAAATAAAAAAGGCATCCTACGATTGGGCAGACTACATGTTAGATGATGATACATAAAAAGAGGGGGCCGAATGGCCCCCCTTATTGTTTTAGAAGTCTTTAATCTCATTTAAGAATATGTCATCGTAGTTATCAACATACAGTTTTATTTTCTGTAGTATATTTAATGCATCGTCTTCCTTGAGAATGTCTTCTAACTCCCCCTCAACTCCCATTATCTTCATAACTTTTTTTACTTGAGTTTTATTCTTACCAGAAAGTATTCTTACAAAGTTTAACTGTGCAGGTACTGATAATTCCATAGTTTGAATTACATTTGCTCTTACTGATTGTTTTATATTATCTAATACCTTTTTTTGTTCTTCAAGACCCATATCACTATAATTAGGATTTGCTTGCAATGCTTCATATGCAGCTGCTTGAAAATATGGTGCAGCTAAAGTATCCATAACATTCTTTACTTCGGCAGGTCCATTCCATTTTATTGCAGACCAATGAGGCACTCCTGCTTTATTATGCATTTGTTCTATCAATTCTGGAAAAGGCATCTCCCTAGCCCCAAGCATTTGTTTAGATAAATTAGGTACATACTTATTACCTCTTAGAGGAGTTGCTCTAACTGGTAAATCTCCTGAAGTGCCTGTTAATGCATCTACATATTTTAACATTTGATTAAGAGTTTCTGGACCTTGACGTAGATCAGGCTTCATATTAGCGTCACTTAAAACTCCATATATCTGATTGATAGGATCAACAGGTCTTGTAGCCCCATTTACAAATTGAGATATTGCTGGACTTATGGCACTCCACGCTGCTTTAGGTATGTCTTTATCTTCTGTTATTGCTGTGTAAATATCTATACCCCACTCCCTAAGACCTCTTTCAAAACCATCAAGATCTCTTACAGCCTGTCCATATAGTTGTAACTCTAACTCTCTTACTAACTCTGGAGGGACTTCTGAACGATTAAAGTCCCTTATATCTAAACTTCCATTAAGACCATGGGCCATTATACTTGCAACAGTGTTAAGTGTTGATATAGGCCAATCAAAAGTTTGGTCTCTTATACTTCCATCGGGTAGTTGTTTAGACTGAGAAGATAATCCAGAATCTATTCTGTCGTAAGCACCATTCTCTCCATACATAAAAAATCCAACCATACTAAAACCAACAACAGCTTTAGCTGTAGTCTCAGTTAATTCTTGACCTGTAGTTGGATCTAGTGTTTGACCTAATCCTTTTTTCAAATAGTATCTTGCGGCATTTATACCACTGTAATCACCAAACGTAGCTAATGTAGTATTTAAAAAACTACCAAAAGGAAATACATAACCAACAGGTGTTCTATTAGTAAAATATTCTATACCTTTTGCTGCCTGTCTTAAAAAATTTCCTGATTGATCTTCTAGCCTAGACCAGTTAGTAGAGGCAGTTTCTCTCATAGTTCTATTTAGTGCTGCTTCAATGACATCTCTCTGAAAGGTTTCAGTAGCCATTTCACTAGCTGACCAATTTGATTTACTTTTTGAGAAAAATTCTTCAGAAGTCATACCGTATTTTTTCATAATGTTTTGATTTACATTAACGCCAAATGCAAATCTTTTTGTAAGCTCATCTTGAAGTCTTACAAGTGTAAGTGATTGAGCACCTTTAGTTACAGTATCTACAGTTTTCCAACTAAGTTTTTCAACATCTTCAGCACCTTCAAAAAGACTTCCTTTATATTCTATTTTATCTAAATCAAAATCAGATAGTGCATCTCTTACACCACCATCACCTGCAACATCTCTAAACAATTTTGCTTTTGCATCTGGATTAAGTGCTAAGATTTTATCAGCATACTCCATTGGTATATCTGGAGACAGTACATCAAAGCCACGTCTTAAACCTCCATAAAAAGATCCATAAGACTTGTTGTAATATTCCTGTGCTTTTTCTGGATTACGTAAAACTTTATAATAACCAGACTGACTTAGATTCATAGCAGCAACTGCAAAATCAGTTATAGTATTCATTGAAGTTACTGCAGCAAAACCTTTTACGTTAGCACCTGTAGTTGATAGGTGAGATGTCATAAGTCTTTTATAAAGAGATAGCGTATACTGAAATCGTCTAGGGTTAGCTACATCATCTACAGTTTTAATACCACCTCTTAGTGCATCATCTAAATCTATACCACCTGACATAGAGTTATGAACAGTTTGCACTATCTGAGTGTTTCTAGCACCTGTACTTACCATTCTGGCATAATGAGATTGTAGACTTTTAGCAGTGGCTTTGTTACCTTGTACAACATTACCCTCTGCATCTGTAAACCTTAACTTAAGTCCAGTGTCAGACTCAAATTTATTTACCATTTTTCTCACAGTGCCGTCAGACAGCCAACTCAAAGTTTGAGCTTGCACTGCTGTTTCATTACCATACTTTCTAATTAAAGCAGGTAGATCATTTACCATACCATTTTCTTGCAGTACTTGTCCGTAACCTTTGACACCAGTTTCAGGATTACCTGCAAATAAATATCTAAAGAAAGAGTCTGTCACTTCGTTATCATTATAACTTTCTTTTCTTCTATTCACTAAACCCTTAGATTTATCTAGTAACTCTTGCCAAGCTAAAAAGTTTTGTTTACTTCCAGACACTGTACCGAACAAACTGTCTACAAATTTAAAGTCTACCTTTTCACGAACTGTTTTCATTAAGTTCTTTTCAGCAGCTTCAAGCCCTTCTTTAACAGCAACTTCATTAAACTTAGTATAGCTTAACCATTGAGGGGCATACTTACTTCTTCTAAACTGTTTTATACCTTCACCACTACCTGCCAGTATTGGATAAACAGTCATACCTCCAAGACCTGCAAGTAGACTCTCTGCATATTTATAATCGTCTGCTACATCAAGATTTATTCTGTTGTTTTGGTACAAGACATCTACACCAACTGCTAATGCTGCATCGGCTGTTGCGTAAGGTAAAGAGTTTTTCATAGCTCTACCGATGTTTCTCAGAGCAGTATCTTTTGCTACACCTGCTTTATTGGCTGACTTGATAGCCCCACTAAATAAACCTTTTATACCTAATGAAGCAACTTTAGATGTACCCCAGGTAAGTAGTTTTCCTATGCCATACGACAGAGGAGTTGATACATCCCAAACAGCATCACGACCATAGGTGTATAAACCTTCACCAAAATCTTTTATACCAACATCTCCACCTGCAACACCTGTAAATAAGTTTGGATATTCTTCAAACAAAGCATAACCTGCTGCAAGTTTTTCAGCTTTAGGTGTATCTTTTACCTGCATACCGTACACAAATTCATTTGCATTAGTTACAGTATTCCCACCTAATACAGATCTTTGATATGCTGTAAAAGT